GCGGCAATCCGACATTGATGACTTTTATTCCTACGCTTCAGTAGATGGAGTCGGACAAATGGCGGGTTGGAAGCCTCATGAAAGCAAGGAAGAATCTAAGATTATTCTTGATATGTTCATTAGCCATAAGAAAACATTTGCACTCGAATATCAGGGCAAAGTAATAGGTTCTGTTGGGATCGAAAAATACAATGAAACTCACTTCCCGGAATTTGAAAATAAGAAATGCCGTGAGATAGGCTATGTTCTGAGCAAAGAATATTGGGGACAAGGTTTGATGCCGGAAGCGTTGAAAGAAGTAATTCGTTTTCTCTTTGAGAACGCTAATCTTGATGTAATCTTCTGTGGTCACTTCTTGTGGAATGAGCAATCTCATAAAGTTCAGGAAAAAAGTGGTTTCAAACACTATGCATTTGATACCTATGAGACAGCATTCGGTACAACGGAAGAAAATGAGGTAACCATTCTAAAAAGAGAAGATTGGGTATTGCAGTAAATTCCAATTTTTAGAGTAAAAGGAGCGACCAAAATCGCTCCTTTTTACATTTCCACCG